CCTTCTATTCTCACTACCGGAAGATACGAACCAAAATTCAATATTGCTCTCAGTTCGATTTCCCATGTGAAGTATCCTGAATTCAATCCTCATCAGGATATTGTAAAACTTGAAGTGGAAGGTTATGCTCTACAAAACGATGTTTTAAATGAAGGAGACTGTGGCAGTCCACTTTTTGTTTCTATGTACAATGGAACTATGAAGTTAGCAGCTATAGCTTGTGCAAGCAATCCAGGAGAGTATTTTTTGGCTTCATTATGGGCAGATGATCTTGATTGTCTTACCGTTTCTACAGTACCAAAAAGCATAGTTGAAAAGAAAACTGTGTCGTTCACGCGTCGCATTTTACCATCTGAAGAATTCTTTTCAAAACCAGCTGCAATTGAATCTTGGTATGATACACAACTCTCAAACGTCATCGCGAGTAAAAAAGAAGCCCCAGCTTTGCACGTATTCGGATACAATTCGGTCTTTTCAACATTCCAAAAACGAAAAAGAGATTGGACAAAACTGAACGTTCCAAACCTAAATTTCCCCTGTTCGACTCAACCTTCGCGTTTACGATTAGAAAAAGGTTGCGACACTTCAAAATTATGGAAAGATTCAGACGGAGTTCCCAACATTCTTTGGTCTCAAGTTTGTCTAACTGGAAATTCAACATATACTCCCGATTTTAATCCTGATCCTACCATCTGGCATCACATGCAAGGATATATGCTACATAAACATTCAAATGTCCATGGAAATTTCAAATTTATTTCTCTTGCAAAAGCTTTGAACGGAATTCGGAATAAGAAAGATCCGAATTTTGGTTGTTTACGTCCCATCGATCCAAATTCATCTGCTGGCTTGCGTTATTCCAAGCAGTTCAACATCAAAACCAAAGGAGAACTTCTCACAAATACTGCAGAACCTGGACAAGTACACAACTACGTCCTAACAGGAGAAGCAGGAGAATTTTGCGAGAGTTTAGTTTACGCCACCTTACAAAATTTTGAAGACGGGATCATAACTCCTTCTGGAGTGAAATTCTGTTTGAAAGATGAACTTCTTCCAACCGAAAAGGTAGCCATTTGCAAAACTCGAGCTTATGCAAATTGTGATGTAGATATGGTGCTTACAGAGAAAATTCTTGTAGCAGATTTCCAAGCTTCATCAATGCGAAATCGCCACAAACTAGCTACAAAGAAAGGAGCCAACCCTTACCTGGAATTCACCCGCATGAGAAAGGATCTGGATAATTTTCCTGGAGATGAAATCGATACAGATTTTTCTCGTTTCGATAAATCTATTCTTTTCCCTTGGAGATTAGCTTTTATGGACCTCATAGCCAAATTACACACCGAATATTCAGTGGATCCACGTCGGATTCTTCGAATATATCGAACGGCTGCTTTTTCTTATGGCTTTTCTATTTGTAGCGCAGAAGGAAATCTTTTCATGGCAAAAGAAGCAGATTCAAATTTCTCAGGAGCAACAACAACCACTGATTTTAATGACTACACCAATGAAGGAGCTGACGTATATGCCATCATATGTCGATACCTGGAGTTGTTTTCTGTAATGCCAACATTCGAAGAACTAGACGAACTCGGAATACGCTTCACCCAAGGAGATGACAGAAAAGCAAAATATCATAAGAAACTTCAAATGAGCTTGGAAGTTTTGCAACGATATCATAAAGAAATTGGTCTCGAACTCATTGCTGCAGATAAAGACGGTTGCGGTTTGGAAAATTCTTTTCTATCTCGTAATATGATCTGGAATGAACAATTTCAATGCGTTTTTGCTTGTCTTAAGTTGTCTTCTATCGTCAGAAACTACCACTACATGAAGAAAATAGAACCAGAAGAAGCTTCGTGCATTCTTTTCGTAACTCTCTATGAAGCGGCTTTACATCCTCCGCAAATCTACAATCGAATCATAGATGATATTAGGAAAACCTTAAATTATCTGCCTTCAAACGTTGCAGATTATTGTCGAAAGAAATTGAATATTCTAACCTACGAACAAGCGCGTACGAAATGGGTCGCTATCATCAAACACTCAGCTGAGATAGCAGATTTTGCTACTTTTGGCGAGCAAGACCAAAGTTTACGTTTTGATGAATCTATCTTGCAGAAGACTCTCGAATTTGAAACTTTAACACCCTCAAGTGCAGAAATTCCAACTATCGACGACGAAATGTACAAGGTAAATCCTCGATGTCTTACAACCAACTATGTTGGCATTGTAAAAGAATGGTTTGATCACCACTCTTCACAAACCAGACCTACAGAAACTTACGAATCTTCAGGAGCTCCTCACTCTCCTGATTGGCTATGTACTCTCACGGGTCAATTCTTCATTGCCAATGAAAACGTTCCTTACAAGATACCATCAAGAGGAGCATCAAAAAGTGCAGCGAAAAACACGGCATACCAAGAAATGTGGGAACTCATTGGAAACTTGTTCCCCAACACCATATTAGGCTTTAGTGTCAACCAAAAAAGTAACGACACTACCACGGATTACAGCGGATTAACACCGCAACAAACAACATACCTACGTATACCAACTCCAACCCAAGAAGCTAGGAAAAAAGACTCTCACGATCATTTCGAAAGAGCTTTAGCAGCAATTGCTATTCAGGAGGCTGCTTTCAAAGCAAAAGAACCTCTGTTAGCAAGAAACATCGCCGCTTCTTCAAAAACTGAACCAAATTGGGGAATGGAGTTCTGTCCCAACAAAAATCCAACATATCGATGCATTGATCAATGGCTACGAATCTTTTCCTGCGTGCAAAAACACAAAGGAATAGGAATAGGAACTTGGAGAATCCTTACAGATGCTCCTTCTTCTGAAAATGGCTGTTGTTCTATGGACGTGGATTCACGAAACGTTTACGTCACTGGAACCTCAAATTTCTCCTACACCGAATTAGTACTGGAAATGCCCCAAACTTGTGGATTCTCCTATTCAATGGGTAGTATCTACTACAATCATGATTATTGTCTACCATTTTTGGACAAGAATAGTTCGAAGGTAAAGAACTTGAAAGCCAAAAGTCGTTTCGATGTTCTGAACGTCAACCTTCCCAGAAAATTCTATGAAATTCAAAATTCTACAGAACGTTTCGGAGCTACACCCAAAATGTTAGCTAATGAAGACAATTCGGCCTCAAATCCAACTCTTGAAGGACGTCTTCCTCCACCATCCCAAGGAGGCGTCATGACAGCTGCACCAAATATTCCAACAGAAGCCATGATTGTAGGAGCTACTGGCATACCAACAGCACTTCCAGCTCTGTTTACCACCGACGGAGTACCAAATATGTCTTATCTACTGGGACCTCAAAATAACATCTTTTCATTATCGGGAAAAAGTTTACCAG